GATGTCCCCGCTGAACAATGCGGGCGCAGACCCTAAAGGCGTTGCTGCTGTTCTGAAATATATCGTGTCCAGCGCGTTAGCACTCGGCCCAGCTTTCATACCCAGTGTCTGATGCAACCTGAACGTAACCCTATGAATTCTCTTTGTCTTGCCCTGCGCAGTGCCGTCCGCGGCCCCGGCATTAATCCTCAAGGTCTGTCCATCACTCTGATACGCTAACCCAACATGTACTTTTGTCGCTGCCCGATCCAGTGTGATACCTCCACTACTTACCACCTTATCAGGGTGAGTTGAGCCATCCGCTAGAACAGACACCGTTTCTCCTTCCAGATGACTCAACCCACTAATCGTCGTGGTTGACACTCCAGAATAAGAAAGTCCGCTATCCAAGAAGAATGCATCACCCGCGTCATCTCCTTCCTCCCACAACTTTTCAACATACTCGATAGTCCGGATAACCGCGCCATCGACCCAGCGCTTGACCACTACCCATAGCTCATCGTATTTACCACTGGATGCCGGAATGACCGCAACACTCTCGACTTGTGCCTGAACCCCAGAGGCATCACTCACTCCACCAAAGATATGACGATGCCACGCCAGCACATCCTGTTCCCGCTCGTAAGTGAACCCGATTAATGTGCCATCATCACGAACCGACCATAGAATACTTTGAGGTTCCTGCTGATAATCAATCTCCTTGATACCCCCAGCAGTAATATGTTCTGAAAATACCGTCATATCCGGGGACTGAAACCCGTCTACCTCGTAGACGTAAGCTATCTCACGAACTTTTCTAAGGGCTCGCTGTACATAAAGTACTGCCTTACCAACACGCTTGGGTTCAATATTCGCGCTGCCGTGCGTTGTACTTCGTTTTGCCTGGACATTAGAAGGCGCTATCGCTTCCCCGGTAGTGGAAGACCGTATAATCCACTCACCCCCAATCGTACCGACAATCAGACCCTTCTCATCCTGCTGCATCCAAACGATCACGTTCACGTTGTCCGCGCTCAATGTAATCAGGATTGCGTGATCATCAACCACGGTGCCGTCCCCTTCAGAAGAAGACAAGTTCTCGTAATCCCCAGTTCTAGAGAACCAAAGCGATTGCGGATGGCTGGGAGATCCTGCCCACACCAACCGATCTTCATAGAATGTTACACAACTGGGATAACCCTTCAGAACAGACCACGCACCTTCCGCCCAGCGTTCCGTACCAGAGGTAACGCTATCCGGAAAGCGCTCGATGACTGTCGCGCTGACACTGGTTCCGCTGGTGTAGGCCGTAATCTTTGCGTACCCAATTCCGCTATGAAGAAACAGCCAATCCACCTCTCCATCAGTTTCAGTCCCAGAAGAATGAACCGGAGGACGAGTTCCCGTGTCTTGCGTTGTCGCTGGGTAAATCACTGTCACTGAAGCTTCATATACATTCCCCAGATACCGCAGCTTGTCCCCCTCCTCAACCGCTAACCCAGAGTTCCACTCGTCATACTTACTCGCCATGGTCTCACCCAAGCGCCAGTACGCATCAACGTGATCACTCGTGAATATTGAAGTGGTAGAAGTAAGCGTTATATTCCCAGTCAGCGCAGATGCCGTGACCACTTTGGTAGAATCAAGGTTCTCTCCAAAAAAGGGCGGCCAATCAAAAGCAATCTGCGTCAGTGTCCAAGCCGTATGTCCTGTACGAGACAGCTTCCTTGGAGAATGTCCAGGATGGGCGATGTAGAGGATATCCGCACTTTGAGCAAACTTCAGTTGAAACAGATCAGCTTCAAGATATGGAGATACAATCTCATAAGTGGATCCTCCACTGAGAATCTGCCCATTGTCCATGTAGAACCGAATGTACTGATCCCCAAATTCAAGAATATACGATTGGGTGTTGGAGAACTCGAAGCTAACAAGCCTCGTCGCCTTGGATGAAGTCTTTACCGTAGCAACATACCGAGCGCCAGACCTTCGAATCAAAGCTCCTTGAATCGTCGGAATGAAATTCTTCAACGAAGCCACTCCGTTAGCGTATTTCCCTACATCCGTCCGTCCATACAAGAGTGGAGATATCTCTCCTGAGTTAAAACTAGTCTGAATATACGAAACTTTCGGCATCTACAGTCTCGCGGTAATCCACGAGTCTTCCGGAGATTCCGCGGAGACACGTTCTATGGCGTTGGATCGCTTTGCTTCCAGGATCGAGAACTCATAGTCCTTCATCAGGAAGTCTTTCTTGGTGTTCGATTGGGTGATGATCTCGCATAACTCAAACGCAAGTCGAGTCGCCAGAAGATTAATAAACAATGCATCAAACTCATTTGGATCGGTAACCCGCTTCACATAACGGAGATCCAGGGTAATCCCATCATCCGTAAGCAGCTTCCTGCCCTCGATCTGCCAATCGGTGATCTTGTTTCCAGGAAGAATACGGAGGAAATCGGATGGAAGAGAATACTGATAATCAACCCCGAATGCGGGAGTCGCAGTATCTGGAGCCAACTGCACCCTGCTGGTTGCACAACTCCATGGATGCTTCCTGAGTTCAGCATCTCTGATGATCTCGTAAGAGGCATTACAGGCACGAGCGTTTCGACTGTCTTCTGTTAGAGCCGTGATGGGCGATGCGCCCAGTTTCTGCAATGCCCGGTTACAGATATCCACAACTGATGGCATGTTCGCTCCTCTATGAAATAGTGAAAAGGCGGCTTTTTACAGCCGCCCCAACACGATTTGACTAACCGTTACTAAAATAAAGGTCAATCACCAGACTGCCAGAAGCTGGCATGGTAGCCGCCGCTATCGTGACGTTCACCTGGGTAGCAGCAGACAACGCGCCTTCTGCCATTCCGAGCGCTCGCCCAAACATCGTCGGCGTATTCGTTGCCGTGAAGGTCGCAGCAGAGCGATAGATGTCAGCATCGCTTGAGTGACCGATAGCAACAGTGGAACTGCCAAGGCTAGTATCCGTATTAAGAACACCATAAGCGAACACCGATCCGGCAGGAATCTCTGCCAGAACGATAACATCCGCCGCAGCCTGTGAGGCAAGCGTGATAGAAGCACGGAATCTCCGCATACGCCCACCGACCACCGAACCTTCCGCATTCGTAGCGGGAATGGTGTTCAGAGGACCATTTGCTTCAGTTGAATATGTAGTCGCCATTATGGTTCCTCCTTATTCAGTACACAGGATTTCGACAACCTTGCCTTCTTCAAGACGGGTTGCACCGAAAGTCCCCTTCACATACACCTGAGTGGCATAGGACTTGTCATCACGTTCGCTAATGCGAGTCGTAATGTCATTCCACATACCCAGGTGCATCCCCGAACGCGCCCATGCTGGGCAACGCCGCGCACTCGAACCATCAACGCCAAGACGTTCAATGTGAATAAAGTTGAATCCCATAAACGCAGTGATCCGACCTTCAACAAGAACGGGTTTGGTGTTGTAGTCGAGAGAGATTGCTTGACTCTCGCCCAACAGGTCATCGTGCTGTTCCGCAGTGATCGCGATGAATAGCGGATCATTGTCAACATCCACTTCATTCGCCATAAGAATCTTCTTGGCAGAACGAAGTTTAGCGATTGTCATGCCAGCGGAACCTGACGCAACTTGCTGACCAGAGGGGAAAGTAGTACTAACCGTACCATTCTCTCCAGTCTTTGCAGTCCCAAAGAACGAGTCAATCAATGCATCATCGATGGAACGACCCATCGCATACGCGCCATTGACTGCATAAGGTGAGGTTGGGTCAACGATCATACGCAGCTTATCCTGATCATCGATCAGATCCGCCCACTCATAATCCGTTGGGAAGACCCAACGAGCATCATGCGGGGTGGAGATAAGAGGTGTATCACCGTGACGAGAAGTGCGTTTTTGCGCGTTGACCGCGCCGATCTGCTCAACAGCCTTACCGGATTTACCCGTAAAGCCGTCTTGCGTCACCGCACCACGAAGCTTCGAACCCCGTTGCTGCAAAAGCAGCGACACGGTGTTCTTGTAATCCTGCACAAAGGCAGTATTCACTTGAAAGGACATGGTTTGCTCCCTTTAGATTAAACACAAAAAGCGAGTGTCTTTCAGGCATCACTCTCTTCCTGGCTTGTCCTCAAGGAGGGGCCGCGCACTGTCTATCCAGTGTGTCTTTCCAGGCCAATCAACTCAACAGAGTTGACAGGTTATCTGTGTCTTTCTTCCTCCTGGAGGGCTTTCTGGCCCCTACAGAAGATGAAATCAATGAACCGTAAAATCGATTCGCTATATCCATTACAACATCTGGATCATGAACTACCTGTCTGGCAGTAATCTGCACTGCTGCTTCCAGACACCGGACTCTTGCTTCCAGATCATCCATTCACTACTTCCGGATACGCCCACCCAGTCAATCTGGATTTACGAGCCACAGCCTCCTTGTGTCCCGGATGCTGATTATCCATCCACGCTTCCATAAATTCCTTGTCCAGCATAAGATCCGCAAGAGCATGATTCGCTTGAGCAGGAGTCATCGCGCCGAATACATTCGCAGAGGTATCTCCTGTTGCAAAAGTATCCTCTCCCAGTTTGGCCCCAACATTGTGCATAAGTTTCATCACTTCAGAATACCCCAGCGCATTCTCGATTCTGTCAATCGAATCCGCATCCAGACTGAACTCTCTCGATGCTTTCTGCGCGATCTTTACATTAGAATCATACGCAGCGCCCCACTCCTTCTTCAGAGCTTTATCCTGTTCTTGCGCTTTCGCAGCCAAGTCTTCCTGATTTGTTGAAGCCACTCCCTTTATGTGTTCGTTCCAATCCTTGGAAAGAAGGTTAGCCTGTCTATCAGTAAGCCCTGCTTTATGAAACGAAGTTCTGGCCCAATCAGCCATTGGGTCATTCAATCCACCCTCCGGAATCTCCAAACTATAGTCTTTTGAATCCTCTGGTCTACCCAGTTTGCTGTACACCTTGTCCCAAGCCTCAGAGTCATCAGGCTTCTCAGGAAGCTTCAAAACACGCTCTTCCGGTACACCAATGAGCTTCTCCGCATTCTGGTATGAACTCACCACATCACTCGGAGATGACCACCCCTTGTTCTGCACAAGTCCGACCATATCCTCACTGAATCCATCGGTCCATTGAGACTTCTCCTGGACTGGGGCTGGCGCTGGCGCTTGTTCTACCTCGATGCTGTTCTCTTCACTCATATTTGACTTTTCCAATCATGTTGAGATAGTATCAATTTACCTCGTAAATATCTATTCAAGTGACACCTCCTCTGGTGATTAGCCCTCTGCTCCGTCCTCCGGACAGGGGGCTTTCTTTACACAAAGAGTTTCCAGAGTAGCTCCCTATCCAGATTGCAATGCTGCTGTATCCTTAACCAAACCTCTCTTCGCCCATCCAGCCTTGCTGACATGTAAGGATTGGCGTGGGATGTCGATTGATGCGCCCTACAGAACTTGGACAGATCTTCAAGCACCACTTCTCCATGAGGCCCATCGAATGTCTGTGTGTACGCTTGGCTTCTGGCATCAAGAAACTCCTCAACCTTTTTATCCACCTATACCTGCCGTTTTGGCCGCAGAAGCAAGACTAGGGGCCGCATCCAAAAGT